GCTGGATTACCAACAGCTGTAATACTCGTAATTGTCTTAAAGTAACCTGAACTTGTTGCTGTTCCAGCATTTGCTCCAGTAACAGTCTCACTTAAAGCTGATCCATTGACATCTGTGCCAACTACAGTGAAAGAAATTCCGCTGTCGTTACCCGCTGATAAAATTGTTACCTGTCTTCCAGAGGCGTTTGTAACGCTTCCACCAGAAGCTAAAGCACCGCCAATTGTTAGAGCCGCGTTGTTACCAACCGATGCCGCTGTTGAAATACCGTCTGCATCAAGAGCTACTTCGTCGCTAACGATGACTGCGGTTACGTCTGATCCTGCCATTTTAATCTCCTTTAAAATATAGGCGGGGCGTTAACCCCGCCAGATTAATTAACTTATCGTAGCAATAGGAGTGGATAGAGCAGTTGCCATCCAAGTGGAGTTAGTTCCGTCATCAGCAACACATGTCATTGAAACACGGGCGTTAGCCACTGTTGAGTTAGGAAAGGTTAATGTATCTCCAGCAACATCGCTAACGGCGTTTGCAGCGGTTCCTGCTACGAGTGAAAGCATACCTTGGAAATTAGAAACGGCACTTCCCGGTAAAACAAAGGTGGTCGTTACACTTCCACCAACAGCGACAGTTAGCTGAAAGTCATACGTTACGCCTACGTTGTCTGTAGACAACGCGGGAAGATTAACAATGTTGGCTGCCGCACCATTAATCAAAAACAAAGTTCCTGATTGCGCCGCTGTCAATGTCTCTGTTTTTGCACTCGCCGCGTTGAAATCCGTATTAACAGCCCGTTTGCCAGTAATTGATTCCGTTACTGCAAGAGTACCGCCAATGCTAGTGTTGTTAGAAAAGGTAGAGTTAGTTGTTACTGTACCTGTTGAGTCTGCAATGGATATATCATTAAATCCATTTTCAGAACGGACTGGTCCGTTAAATGTTGTATTAGCCATGTTATCTCCTTGTCGTGGCTAGAGTCAGTCACGGGATGTGACTGTCAAGGTATCTTTACGATACACCACCTTTTAACAAAAAGAAAGAGGGTAACTTATACCCTCACTCGCTTGATTTTTCTTTAAGTACCAATCCGAATATAGCACAGATAATACCTGCCCAAGTTAATATTGGCATTGTTAATAAAATACCTAACCCAACACCTACAACAGCTGCAGCTCCGTAGCTTGAAGGTTCTTTTAATCTTCCTTTAATCCAGTCCATTTACTTTCTCCTTGTTAAAAATGTCCTTTAAATTTTCCACCGCGCCCAGAACTTACTGCGCCACCGTTTTTATATTTTCTTTTTACCTTTTTACCGTTATCGTATCCTATTTTTTTGTATGGAGAAGGTAATAAAGACAAAAGTTTTCTCATAAATTTTGGCATTGAGGACATATCTACATCTATTTCATCATACTTTGTACCTTTTACTGCATTATAAGAAAGATTACTTTCTTTTCCTAGTCCAGCAACACCTCTTCCTGGTCTTGATAAAGAATCTTTATATGTCTGTTTATCACCCATTTACTTTCTCCTTGTTAAATAAAAAAGGGGCGACAAAAGCCGCCCCAAGTGGTTCCATAAGGCATATGGATTTACGCTCCTGGTGAGCCGAAGATACAACGAGGATCTGAGAAACCAAAAGAATATCTTTCTCTTGCTTTAAATCTCATGTTTCCTGTATCAAAGTCAGCTTCCATATTTGTGGATAGAGCTGTTCTTTCAAAATGAATCATTCCGCGTGGAGCGTCTGTCATCACAAAGAAAGCGTCCGTATCGGTCAAGAAGTCATTAACGGCATAACCCTCTGGGAGCATTCCCATTGAGCGCATAGCGTTAGTGTCATTGTCCGCTGTACCAGAACGAAGATTAGAAACCATTATTCTTTCAGCAATAAATTGAAGCTGACGAGGAATAACAAGTTTCATACCGCGTAGTGCTACTTTAAGACCACGTTCGTCAACAAACCCAGCAATATTTATTAACGCATCTTCAAGAGAAGTTTCGTTAAGATCTGCTGCTGTACTTGGTTCGTTAGCAAACGTGCCACCGTTAGTTAAAGGATGAGACGCATCACATAGTGCAACTCCGTCACCGCCAGCTGATGTTCCAGCTGTAAATGCGTTGTTTAACACTGCTGCGGCTTTCACCTGTTTAGTGTGTGCCATTGATCGAGCGAGTGCACGAGTATAACGAGAAGATAGACGATCATAGAGATTATCCTCAACTGCTTCCTCTGTAATAGAGAACGCAAGTGCGATTGTCTCATGATTGTATCTCGCCGTATATGCTTCGTTAGCATCGTCGAAATTAACAGCGGAACCCTCCGACTTAGTCGGGGCGGCTCCAAACCCAGATAACATTACTTCTTCTTCAAACGCTCTGTCTGAAGATTCAGTAGTGAAAATCTCTGAGTGTTGGTTCTCGTACCTGGAGTACTCCATGCCAAATAAGGCATTGAGACCAGGCTCTAGCTCTTTCGCTAGTTGTGCGCGTGATATAGCCATTGCTTAGTCTCCTATACGCCAGTTGTAGAAACAGTGGCCGCTACAATAGAGCCAGTAGGCGCATTGAAGTGGTTGTTTATACGAACGATTAGTGGGATACCAGCAGCAGTGAAGTCAGAATTGTCTGGATCATCTTGGATGCCCATAATTCTTAACGCCAATGTGTTGGTGGTTGCGACTGTATTCAAGTCTGCTGTTGCAGACGAAATACCAGTAGTTGTAGAACCACTGTTACCCGTAGCAAAAGCAATGTTTGCGAATACAGATGTACGAACTTCCGCTTCAGTGTTCTGTCCTGCAACAACGTTAGATGTTGCAATCGTGAACAATTGATTTGGATCATCGTACAAGAAGGCTTTGACAGGGAATGTAGAATCCGCGCCAGAACCAGGCCAATAGTTTGAAAATATTGTTTCACCAGTAGTTGAAGAAACGTACTCACAACCTCCGAAAACTCCTACAATAGCGACGTTACCACCAGCCGCAGCTTGTAGATCGTCAATGACACCCGCAGCGAGCGGTATAACCGCCATGCCTTGGAATATTGGATTAGAGTTATCAGAAGCTATGCGATATTCCGTCATCCCGGTAGAGTTGGTCGATTGACCAATTTTTCCTATCGGTCGGAGACCGAAGGAACCGTTAGAATTTGCCATAATAAGCTCCTATATAGCAGTTGAAATTATTCAGTGTCGCGGTCGCGTCCACCGAAGCTCACTCGACTTGATCTCCTATTTTCAATAGGCATTGAAGGGTGTTGTTCCTTCATCAAGTCTTGATCCACAGCTGTCATTTGATCACGGGTCCGATCCCGATAATAAGCGGTTCTCTCATGTACTGTTTCTTCAGGTATTCTAGCAAGCATAAGCCCACCGTTACCTATTACCCCAGCATGTTTCCCATCCTCGATAGTAGCAAAGTCAGAATTTGGATACTCATCAGCTCTTACGGGTTCCCAACCTTCACGCAACTTTGCATGAACGTTCATGGAATCGTCGTCACCTCTAAGGGATGTCCTAATCCAACGATGTTGATACCCAGGTTTGGGATCTGGGGCTTCTAGCCTGCTTGGGGGTGCCCAAGGTTTTCTTCGTGTAGTAGTTTCACGAGTTTCTTTTGACCGTTCTGTTCTGTCTGACATTATCTTTTCCTCAATCTTTGACATACTTAGCGTACTCCTCTAAAGGAACCCCAAGTTTTTTAGCAATCGCGATTTGCGAGGGTGATAACTTGACGGTCCTGCGCCCGGTTTTTGTTGTGCGGGATGCGGAAGTATCAGCCGATGCGACTCTGGCACTTCCCCCGTTTTTTCGACCAGCGTTAAAACGTTGTGGAAACTCGGTTCTCATACGCTTGTCAATCTCACTATAGTACTCATCTGCTTGCGGGTCAAACCCTTCTTCTTCAACAAGCTTACGATGAATACCAAAAGCGGCATAAGTCATGACTTCATCCTGACCAAACCACTCGTTTTTTTCTGCCCAACCTTCAGCTTTTGGATCAGCTTTTGGAGCTGGAGCCTGCGCTGCTGGGGCACTTGCCTGTACTTGTGTGCCGCCCTCAACTGGAGCTTTCTGCATTTTTGTCTGATCTTGCCGCTGTTTTGCTAGTCTATATCTTTCCTGCTCGATAGATATTTTAGACAAAGCACTTTGCGCCTCAAACATTTTATCTACATCGCCAGACTCATGGGCATCGCGATAAATATTCTTTGCTGTTGCAAGCTGTGACTCTAATCGGGTGCCGTATTCATTTAAATAACCCTTGTCTAAACTTGTTAGCCGTTCTTTTAATTTATCGTTTTCCTGTTTTACAGTCTGAGCAAACCGAACAGCTTCTTCTCTGTCCCGTTCTTCCGTTCTGTATTTGTCTGTTAACGTTTTAATCCTTTTCTGAACCCGTTTACTGTAATCATCAAGTTCTTCA